CTAGAAACGAAGTAGCTGCAGAAGATTGGGAGTTATCCGAAGATGCAAAAGCATCCCTAGAAAATTTTTCTAACTTCCGACAAAGATATTTCCGAACCGAACTTGGAAAGAAGTATGACACTGCGCCTTTTCATACTAACTGGATAAATAACATTATAGATTCTATAGATAACGGTAAAGAGTTATTAATACTGTCACCCCCACGACACGGAAAAACAGAATTGTTAATACACTTTGCTGTGTATCAGATATGTAAAAACCCTAATGTAAGGATTATGTGGGTAGGTGGTAACGAAGACATAGCTAAGAATGCATTATCTGCTGTACTTGATGTATTAGATACTAATGAAGAATTACAAGATGATTTTTGTTTACCAGGTACTAGCTTTAAACCAGATAACAGGTCAGGTAAAAACTGGTCACAGAATCAATTTACTGTAGGTACAAGAACAGTAGCAGGTATTAAATCACCTACTATGGTAGCTGTAGGTAAAGGTGGAAAGATTCTATCAAGGGACTGTGACATAATAATTGCAGACGACATTGAAGACCACCAAACTACTATGCAACCTGGTGCAAGAGAAAGTACAAGACAATGGTGGACAACAACATTATCAAGTCGTAAAGAAGAACATACAGCTGTAATTGTAATTGGGTCAAGACAACACCCTGATGATTTATATAACCACTTACTTGAATCAGATAACTTTACAAGCATAGTAGAAACAGCACATGCATTAGATTGTGAAATACCAGAACATTTAGAAGATGAACATGTTGATTGTATGTTGTGGTCTAACAAACGTAGTTTTAAATGGTTAAGGTCTAGGTTACACTCTGCAGAATCTACAGGTGGTAGACAAACATTTGAAATGGTTTATTTTAATCAAGCATATGTAGAAGGTACGCAAATATTTACAATGAACATAATTGACCAATGTATGCGACCTGACTTAGTACTAGGACAAGTATATAAAAACTTATATCTTGTTGCTGGACTTGACCCTGCATCTAGTGGATATCAAGCTAGTGTGCTTTGGGGTATAGACCAGTACAGAGGTGAGCTTTATCTAGTTGACCTAGAAAATAAACGTGGCGGTGGTATTAGAGCTGCATTAGACCAAATGGCTGATTGGTTACATCAGTATGATGTTAGACATTGGATAGTAGAAGAAAACGGATTTCAAACTGCTATTAGACAAGATGCAGCTATAAAAGAATTTACACTACGTACTGGTATAACTGTACAAGGACATTTGACAGGTAAAAATAAACATGACCCACTTTATGGTGTGGGTGCTATGGCTGATTTATTTGAAGATAGAAGAATACATTTACCTACTGGTGATGGTGTGTCAAATTCAAAAGTACAGCAATATAGGCAACAACTGTTATACTTTGATGGAAAACCTGTTTCTAAAAGAAACAAGGAAAAAACTGATATAGTTATGGCTAGTTGGTTTCCTATGAAGGTTTTTAGGCGTATGCAAAAAGAGCATGCTGCTGATATAGGGTTAGAATACAATCCTAGTTATGGAGATTTTAAAATGAGTGAGATGAACGAAGCACCATGGGCATAGAAAATTTAGATATAAAATCTTACAAAGAGATTATACAAAATGCTGCAGAACTTACATCAGGTAAATTAGTTCAAGAAAGACAAGTACAGAAAGCTAGAATAAAAGCAATTCTTAATGGTGGTGCAGATGGTATTAAAGCATTACTAGGTAATACAATGGAAACCTCTGATGCTGATTTATTACCAGCTCCTAACATGTTGCAGTCAGGTATTGACCGACTTGCACAAAAAGTTTCTGGAATACCACAAGTAAGAGTTGATGTTCCTAATGATAATGATTCTGCTAGAAGTAAACAAAGAGCAGAAAAACTAGAACGCATAGTAACTAACTATGATGATAAACAAGGTTTATTAAATCAATTACAACAAGCATCAAGATGGTTACCAGGTTACGGTTACTGTGCATGGGTAATAACAACAAAGCGTGATACTAACGGTTACTTTTATCCATCAGCAGAACTACGTGACCCTTATGATACATTTCCAGGTAACTTTGGTCCTGACCAACAACCTAGAGAAATGGCTGTAGTAAGACGTATACCTAGATATAAACTTGCACAGATATATCCAGAGTTTGCTGAACAAATACTTAAACAAGATGATGATGAAGGTGATGAAGTTAATGGTGATTTAGCTGCACCTTTTATGTCATATGAAAATAACAGAGAACAAAACTGGGAAGATAATACATACTCTGGTGTAAGAGTAATTGAGTATTACGACATGGGAGGTACATATGTTGTATTCCCAGAACGTAATATGATTTTAGATTTTATACCTAACGTATTATCTACACCGCCTTTTGTTTTCATGAAGAGAACATCTTTTGACCAACTAAAAGGACAATATGACCATGTAATTGGTTTGATGGGCATGATGGCAAAAATAAATATTATGTCAGCTATAGCTATGGAAGACTCAGTATTTACAGAAACAAACATATCTGGTGAAATAGAATCAGGACAATATCGTAAAGGTAGATTTGCTGTTAACTATCTAGCACCAGGAACACAAGTTTCTAAACCAATGAACAACATACCTTATCAGTTGTTCCAACAAGTAGATAGATTAGAGCGTCAACTTAGAATGGTAGGTGGTTATCCTGTAACTGACGATTCACAAAGTCCTAACTCTTTTGTAACTGGTGCAGGTCTATCTGAACTTAACAGCACTATGTCACTTATGATTTCTGAATATAGAGATATTATCAAAACAGCTATGGTACAAATGGATAATAAGAGATTAGAAATGGATGTAGTCCTATCTTATTCTCAAGGTATATCTAAGAAACCTATGGCTGGTTATCTTAATGGTTCTGCATTTGCTGAAAACTATTCACCATTAAACGATATAGGTGGTGACTTTAAGACAAGACGTATCTATGGTGTTATGGCTGGATTTGATGAACCACAAAAAATTGTGACTGGATTGCAATTATTACAAGCTGGTGTAATTGATGTAGAAACATTACAAGATAATATTGACGGTTTAGAAAACATAGCAAAAGTACAAGAACGTATACGTAAGAACAAAGCTGAACAAGTATTGTTTGACAGTATATTAGCTAGGTCTGCACAAGGTGACCCATCAGCCACAATGGCTGCTATAGCTATTTACGAGTTTCCATCTGCTATCACAGATATAATGAAGCAGTTCTACACTCCACAAGAGCCACAGATGTCACCTGAAGAAGAAGCTATGATACAACAACAAATGATGCAACAGCAATTAGGAGGACAAGGTGGAGTACCAACAATGGCACAGGCATTCGGAGTATAAGAAAATGCAAGATTATTTTGATGTAGAGTTCTGGGATGTTATATATAACGAATATGGTGTAACAGACGAACTAGATATATTGTCAGAAAATGTATTAGAAATAATAACTCCTATGCCTGGAGTAATAGTTTTGATAACTAGGGAGTTTAATAATGGCCAAGAATCGTAGAGGTGGATATAGACAGCCAAATAATCCTGCACCTGTAGCTACACCACAAGGTGGGCAAAGGACGGATGGAGGACCAGGAAGTAGTAAACAACCCCTTAGAAGGCTACCTGACGCTGATTATGGGCAAAATAAAGCATTTGTTGAACAACAACAGGCTGCTCCCCTACCAAAACAAAATAACATGCCTATTACCCCTAATGTATTTGCACCTACTGAAAGACCTGGTGAACCAGCTACACAAGGTGTTCCAATAGGGCAGGGTAGTGGTCCAGCAAAGTTACAAGACAATACTGATACGATATTAGAGGCAATATATCAAATTAATCCTTCACCAGTGATTTTGGAGATTATTAACAATAGGCAGGCTTAATGGGTTTCTTTCTATATGATAGAAATGAATACTATGATGTGTTGCGTGGTGTTAATCGTGATGATGCACAAGTAGATAACTATAAATCTATATTTGAACAAAATGACCAAATACAAAAAGATTTAGAAACATACGCAGAAACACTACCAGAATTACCAGGTGACGTATCTGCATCACTTTCTATAGCAGGAGTACCACCAGGTTATAATGCACCTAAACAAATAGCACAAGAAGTTGTAAATAATCGTACATATAACGAAGCACAAATCTGGCAAGAATTACAACAAAAATATAAATATGAACATTTAGAAGACAACATGAAGATGACCATAGGTGATTTACTTACAGGTGGTCTTATGCCAGGTGGAGCTAAACCTGGAGATGTACAGTATGGTGTATGGACATTTGCTGCATTAGATGCATTATTCCAAACTATAGGACCAGCAGGTAAGTGGTCTGTTATATCTACTGCTGTTAATGCATTAGCACCTGGACAACCTATGAAAGTAGGTAGGTCACAAGCATATTTAAGAGATATACGTGCATACGATAAATTATTAAAAGAAGGTGTATCACCAAGTAAAGCACAAAGTATGTTGCAAATAGACCTAAGTCAATCATCTGTTAAAGGTTTGGGTGAAGAAGTAGGTGGTATAGACAATATACGTAAATATATGGATATGGTATCTGAAGCACACAATATGGGTGGTGAACCAGTACTTGCTAATATGTGGCGTAATGTTGTACAAGGAAAGCCACTTAACTTTGATAGGGCTACAAAAATAACATTAGAAAGTGTACAAGCAGAAGATACACCTTATTACATAGATTTAACACAAAAGTATGGTATGTCACCAGAACAAGCCAGCGATTTTATTTACAAGCATATTGGTGAACCAATTAAACAACGTGATGAAAATGGTGAAATACATTACACATCTAGTTATAACCCTAACAAAATAAATTTTTACGCTGGTAGAGCAAGACAAAGATTCTTTTGGGCTGGACAAACAGAACAAGATTATTACAGACCTGAATGGGGTAATAGAGATATTCTTCTTGAATATTCACCAGGTAAGGTTACAGCTGCAGAATTTTATGAACCAGGTACAAAAGCATTTGAAATACTATCTGGTACTACAGATATGTTATATCAATTTGCTCCTGAGATATTTGCTGCTAAAGGTGTTAGAGGAGTAAAAAATCTTAATAAAGGTTTAAGAGGTGTTAATAAAGCATTTGATTTATTAGAAACAGGTAGAGTTAAAAAAACAGGTAAAACTGTAAAAATTAGTCCTAGAGCTATGGCTGATGATATTTTAGAAACAGTAGGAGATGAAATAGATGGTCTTACTGGTACTGGTGATATTGCTAAGTTTCAAGATAATACAGGTAGATTTATTAAAAATAAAGAATATACCAAAGATAGACGTGCTGTTAAAAAAGGTTTACGTAAACTTAAAAAAGAAAATACATTGTTTGGTAGAGTACCAAGGTTCTTTCAAGCTACAACTGACGATATATTAAATCAACCTACTAATGTAGAGTTCTTTAAAACCTTAGCTGCAACTGGTGAAGATGATTTAATGTACTTAGCTACTAATCCAATTACTAAACATTTACCATATCAAGTTAGAGATGATATAGCTGCTACAGATGATTGGGTACAAATACAAAGTATGTTTGGAGATATGGTTGGTAAATCAGGATATGTTATAAAAGATGCAGCTGGACAAGCAGTACCTTATACATTACCTGGAAAGATGTTACCTAAAACAGGTTCATTAGCTTTAAACAGAGCTTTAATAAAAACAGGTATAAATCCTAATGCATCATATAGAACATTTGGTAGTTGGGTAGGAGAAAAATCACGTAAGGTACGTGAAGTAATATATAGAAAAGAACCATCACGATTAATTAGAGTAGAAGATTCTGTTGATGAAGTTGTAGATAAGATGGATAGTGTTGCTGAATATAGAAAAGTAAAAATGGAAGAAGGTATAGAACTACCTGATTTTGAAAGATATTTAGGTTTTAGTTCTAACTTTAACTCTAGTTACAATCCATACTTTAGAAAAATGTTAGGTGTTGTACCTGAAATGGGTATACCTCTTAGCAATATTGAAGTAGGTTACAGACAACTTGCATCTCATCTACAAATCAATGGATATGACCCTACAGAAGCATCAAAGATATTAAAAGAGTTTTCTTCTATTGATGCTATGGATAAAGCTGCATTAAGAAGTTTTGCTAATACACAAGCTATGAGAGATGTACAAATGGTTAAAGCTAAAGGTGGTAACTATGAGTATGTTGCTCAAGCAGCTAAAGAAATGTTTGAAGGTCAAAACAAAATGAAAATCTATGCAACAGGTAAAAATAAAAAAATATTACCTAACATAGGTTCTGGTTTTCATGGATATGAAATTAATGATGATGGTGCTGCAATATTTAATAACAGACGTGAAGTACAAACTATGACTGCATCTTTGTTTGATGAAATGCAAGACAATATAGCACCACTTCTTGATTACAGATTATTAG